CACGGGCGCGACAAGTGTGGATGTCACCGGCATTTACTCGGGCGCCTATCTGGCCCGTGTTCGATCGATCAGCGCCTTCGAGATCTCTTCGATCTGGAAGAGCTCCAATCTGACCAACCTTGAAGGGAAGGTGGGCTTACCGCCGGCGGTGGCGTTCCTGCGCACCACCAGCGAACTGTTCGGCATCAGCATCAAGTGGGGCTTCCCACCAGGTGCAGAGGACACCCAGCGCACCGAGCTTTGGTATGGCCCGGCCAATGATTTGTCGGTGGCCACCAAGCTTGCCGACCTGGCGCATCCGCAGGCCGACTATCGCATGCAATCACTGTTGGCTGGCGCAACCCTGTTCTTCTGGGCGCGCCTGGTGGACCGCACCGGCAACGTGGGCCCGTTCTACCCGGTTGGCAAAGGTGTGATGGGGCAAGCCAGCTCGAATGCTGCTCCGGTGCTGGAGTTGATCAAGGGCCAGGTCGGCCGCACGGAGCTTGGCCAAGACATCATTGGCGAGATCGACAAGATCCCTGGCCTGCAAGATCAGATCACCGCTTTGGGAGGGCTGAAGGGGTACAACAAGGACGTCACCTACCTCAAAGGCCAGATGGTGGTGGTAGGGGGGCGGATCTACCAAGCCGCTCAGGCTGTGCCGACCAACAAGCCGCCACCGAATGCCACCTACTGGCTGGATGTTGGCCAGTCGGTAGAGACGGCGAACGGTCTGGCACTGCAGGTCTCCACCAACACCACCGATATCACCAAGCTCGGCGGCGTCGTGACGGCTTCAGCGTCGAGCCTTCAGGCATTGCAGGCGTCTTTCCGGGACGATAACGGGGAGGGCGACCAGATCGACGCGCTCCAGGGCTACAACGCTACGGCCAGCTTCCTGGAGGAGGTTAAGACTCGCGCCTCGCAGAACGAAGCCATGGTGCAGCGTCAGGCCGAACTCACCGCGTCGGTGGGCGACGTCGCTGGCACTGTGACCGATCTGGAAAAAGTCGTGGTCACGGATCGCGAGGCTACGGCGCAGGCCATCCAACAGATCGGCGTGAAGATTGATGACAACTCCGCGGACATCCAGACAGTAAGCCAGGCTCAGGTCGACACCGACGGCAAGCTCTCCACCATGTGGTCGGTGAAGATGCAACTGAATGCAAACGGGCAGTACGTCGCCGCCGGCGTTGGGTTTGGTATCGAGAACGTAGATGGTCAGTTGCAAAGCCAGTTCCTGGTGAGCGCGGACCGGTTCGCCATCGTGAACACAATCGCCGGCGGCGCGATCTCGGTTCCGTTTGCGGTGCAAGGCGGGCAGGTGTTCATTAACTCGGCTTTCATCCAGGACGGCACGATCACCAACGCCAAAATCGGCAACTACATCGCGTCCAACAACTATGTTGCGGGCGTTTCCGGCTGGAAACTGTTCTTCGACGGGACCTTTGAAATCAACAGCTCTTTCGGTGGCCAAGCTCGGCAAGTAATCAATAGCGCGGGCGGTAAGGTTTTCGACGAGAACGGTATCAAGCGCTACCAGTGGGGAGACCTTTCCGCATGAACTACGGGGCAAGAGTCTGGGGGCCGACCGGCCTCCTTGAACTGGATGAAAACTCATTTACTGTCCGGATTATTTACTCGGAAATTGTGCAGGTGGGCGTTCCTGCGCCAGGGAGAACTCGCTACATATCTATTCCGGGTGTAAACCCGGCCACACACTCCGCTGTCTGCGTTCCGGTCGCTGCTTACGACACGTCCGGACAGAGCTACTACGCGATTCAATACACCCCAGTCGTTGGGGTGGACGGAGTGGTCATCTACTTCGGCAATCCAGCAAGATCGAACGGTCCTCTTGGGCTTTCTCCTCAACGGCTTTTGGTTATGAGGTATCGCTAATGACGTTTGGTGTAACGTTCACAAACAACAGCGACGTCGTTACCCTTGATTCTGAGTTTGCGAGGCTTGTTGTTCTGGAGAAGGGGGCGTGGAGCGGTAACGGATCTGGCGTCTACGTACCATTCTCTAAACCAATTACAACAAGTGAGCCTCCCTTAGTTTTTGTCAGACCGAACCTATCGGTAACTCTATGTTTTTGTGTAGTGCAGGGATCGGCTGGAGCTTGGACGGGATTTTCTTTTTCGGGGATTGTGGGTCAGGGGACTTCTGGAAATTGGTTTGCCGCTGCCTTTAAGTCAGAACCAGCTGCAAAGTTTGGATTCCGAATTTGGGATGGGTCAGCAAATCTTCTATTTGACAGCGGTACTCCCTGCGCACAGTTTACGAGAACGATAACCGGATGGACCTATCTCGGCTCATCCTCCACTGGGCAAGGGACTTCTCGCCTGAGCTGGACTGCCGCATCGAGTCTAGCTTCCGGGGATTATATGCTACTCAATAATATTGCAATGGATATTGCTGGCGGCACTTCCCGGCAAGGCAATATGTATGCTGTTTGGGATTACCAGAACGACAGACTTGTAATTCAATCTGTGGGAGTTGACTTGACAACATCACTTTATATTCCTGTTGTTTTCGCTAAGCCAATTTCTTAGCTGCTGGAATAATTAGTAGAACTCTATAGCCGCCATGTGCGGTTTTTTATTGCCTGGAGAAAATTATGGGTTGGTATAGGGCTGGCACTGTTGCCGTCACGAATGGCTCGACCGCTGTTATCGGTACGGGTACGGCCTTTATCGCCAATGCTCGTGTAGGCGATGGATTCCGTGGGCCAGATGGTGCGTGGTATGAGATCAATAACATCGCAAGCGATACGGCGCTATCTATCGCCACCAATTATCTGGGGCCCTCCCTCGGTAGCGGTATCTATGCCGTGATGCCCGTGCAGGGCTACAACAAAGATTCCGCAGATCAGTTACGCGCAGCAACAAAAGTTATTGCAACAATTCCTGAAACTAAGCAGGACAAGAACAACAACCTTACTGCCTTGTCGAGCCTTGTTGGTGCCGCTGATCGCCTCCCGTACTTTACTGGGGCGGGGGCTCTATCCCTTGCAGTAATCACAAGCAAAGCCCGCGCACTTCTTGCCCGGAGCGATATCGCAGGTATGCAGGCAGAATTGGCCCTGGTTCCCGCAACCTCACTTACAGACCGCACTGCAGGACGGCTACTGATTCCTGGGTGGCTGGGTCTTGGGGATGCTCTACCAATCACGCCGGGGCAGGATTACAACACTCTCACCCAGCCAGGTGAATACTTCTACGGTTCCGGCACTGCCCCGACGAATGCCCCAATTGTCCCCGCGCACTTGATTTCCGTTAAGGGGAGAGGTCTCTACCCATACCAGGAAGTTCGTCCAATTTACGGTAATGCTCTTTGGCAACGGAGTGCCAAAGTAGCTAATCCTACTGCTGCTGCGGCTGACTGGAACGGATGGGTTCCTTACGTTACTGGCTTCAATATGACCAATGACCCGCAGTCAGATGCGGGTGGAGTCATCTCCAGCGCGGTGGTTAGCGGCTTCCGTGTTGAAAAGTTTGCTAACGGCACGATGTGTGTAACCGGAAAGGTGGCCTTAGCAAGTCAGGCAGCCAACAGTTTTGGATACCAAACTCTGACCTTGCCTGTCACGTTTCTCAACACCGCAAACATGATGCCGGGACTGACCTGTAACGCCCAATCTACGGGTGACTCGTATGGCGTAGTTTTCCAGCGGGCAGCGTCGACTAGTTCAATACTGTACGCGGTCAGGAACGGTGCAACCGCCCAGGCATTTGAAATAAACGTATCGGTGCGGGGTACTTGGAAATGAAGATCAGACTTTGGGCAGCACTCATGGACGATACGCTGGAGGCCAGCGTGCAGGGCGACGTTATCACTATCAATGGCGAGGCTATCGACCTCTCCGGCATTCCAAGTGGTTACCGCCTGCCAGGCAGCGCCGTCGGCAATAAGTTTTTTGTCGAGTCGGATTACGTGGAGCGTATAGGCAAGACACTGCACTTCACTCTCCGTCTCCCTGTTACCTGGGAAAGTCCTGAAGAGTTCCGAAACCCGGCGGAACCAATAATCTTGGACGCGCGCAGCGGCCCAGTAAATTTTCCCGATACCGCGCCACCTGCGGCCCTTGGGGCTGTCGAACCGAGCGCATTATTGGAGGTGCCTGAAGATGGTGGATCTATCCAAGCTTGAGCCGGTGAAAACAGCTCAGGACGTTGCGGACCAATTGGATCTTGAGCAGGCGCGTGCTTACCTGCGCGAAACCAACTGGCACGCCTTTGCGCTGCTTGAGGATGGCACGCCCATTCCTAGCGAAATTGCCACGGCGCGCACCGCTGCACGGGCGACGATCTCACGTCTTGCACCCGCTCCGCTCAACTGAGTGATGGCGCAACACCCCGCCCGCCTTGAGCGGGTTTTTTATTGCCTGGAGAAAAGCATGCCGATCACTGAGCAGCAGTTGCTGCAGATACTCCCAAACGCCGGCCGTCAAGCCGGCGTTTTTGTTCCTGCCCTGAACGCGGCAATGAACCGTTATGCCATTGTCGGCTCGCTGCGGGCTGCTGCCTTCATAGCGCAGATAGGACATGAGTCGGGCCAGTTTCGCTGGTTGCGCGAGATCTGGGGGCCGACTGCACAGCAGGCCGGATATGAGGGCCGCGCCGATCTGGGCAACACAGTGAAGGGTGACGGCTCCAAGTACCGTGGCCGCGGGCTGATCCAAATCACCGGCCGCGCCAACTATTCCGCATGCGGTGAAGCATTGGGCCTGGACCTGATCAATAAGCCCGAACTTCTGGAGTTGCCGCAGCACGCCGCGATGTCGGCGGCCTGGTTCTGGTCGACACGCGGGCTTAACACCCTGGCGGACCAGAAGGACTTCGCGAAGGTCACCCGGCGCATCAATGGCGGGCTCAACGGGCAGGCCGAGCGCCAGGCGCTTTACGACAAGGCGATGGAGGTGTTGGCGTGAGCGAAATAAAAACGATCTCCCGCGTCCTTGGCCAAGCGGCCGACGGCTCGCTCTGGTTCTTCTGCAACGGTTGCGATCTTCCGCATAGCCTGAATGTTGGCTCTGGCGCTGGCCCTCGTTGGGGCTACAACGGTAACGCCGAGGCGCCAACTTTCACGCCCTCTGTTCTATCGCGCTATGGGATGCATGGAAAGGATGTGGTCTGCCACTCCTTCGTAACCGATGGTCGAATCCAGTACCTGGATGACTGCACGCATGTTCTGGCTGAGCAAACGGTCGATCTTCCGAATTGGGAGGAGTCATGGGCGAATTGGTAAAGCCCTACAAGGTCGCACTTATCCTCTTTTCTTGCCTACTGCTGATCGGGATTGGCGCGGGAGGCGCCTGGCAGGTGCAGGACTGGCGAATGGGCAAGAAACTCGCCGAGCAGGCCGGCTTGCATAAGGATGACCTGGCGGCGATGAGCAATGCCGCGGCCGCCCAGGCCAGAACCCAGCAGGACAAACGCCTGGCCACTGAGCGGCAACTGGCCGCGCAGGACCAAAAACACATAAAGGAATTATCCGATGCCCAACGTGATCAGGCTCGCATGCGCGATCGCCTTGCCACTGCTGATGTCCGGCTGTCAGTCCTCCTCGAGGATCCAGCCAGTGGCTGCGACGTGCCTTCCGCCCCCGGCGCCTTCAGCGTGGTTCATGCAACCCGTCGAGCCCAACTTGACCCAGCGCATGCTCAAAGAATTATCGCCATAACCGATGAAGGTGATAATGGGTTGATAGCATTACGAGCATGCCAAGATTACGTCCGAGCTATAAACCAATCTCATTGAAATTGAATAGTTCGCATGAGATAAGCCGTGTTATTCGGACTCATTCAGCAGCGGGTTAGTGAAAAAAACGCACCCTATCAAAGTTGCAAATAAAGCTAAAGTTTCTTCCAGCTCCGGGTCTTCAAATAGTATCGAACGCGAATCTAGGGCGCATAGAGCACCATATAACCTACCATCGGGAAGGAAGATAGGAACACCAGCATAACTTTCTATCGCATACCGTTTAACCACTGCACGACTGGAGTATCTGCCGTCTTCGCTGATTTTAGGAATAAATAGTGCCTTAGGGTCTCTCCTGAGCTCGCTGCAGAGCGTGATTTCCAGCTCTAGCGTGTCACCAGGCTCTATCCCCATATGCAACGGGTCGTGAGCTGAGCAGACCACCCAGTCTGTTTCGGTGAACTTCGCGACCCCAGCAAATCGCATTCCCGTAAGACGTGTTACGAGTTTTAAAATGCTGGAGATCGCCTCAATTTCAGCCAAAGCTGATCGTTCATCTAAACTCAGCATAGAGTGCAAGGTGATTTCAGGGCTAACCATATTCAACCTATGCTGTGTTTAGCTGGGCGTACCGCATTGGCTTATGAGAGATTGGGCAACAAAGCTAGAGTTGGCTGACCCATTTCCTATGTTCTGAATCGAAGAACTAAATCGTTTAGGTTGACGGCCAGACGAGAAAGTTCGTTGCTGGCTGTAAGCGTTTGCCGAGTGCCTTCACTGCTCTGCACTGCAAGGTCGCGGATGCTTATCAGGCTGCGATCGACATCCCGCGCCACGTGAGCCTGTTCCTCAGAAGCGGTTGCAATCTGGATATTCCTATCGTTAATTTCGAGCACGGAATCAATGATTTGACGCAGCGACTGGCCCGCCTGTTCCGCAGTGTCTCGCGTGCTATAAACCTCGGATGTGCTTTTTTTCATTGATTCGACCGCGGCAGATGA